CGCTACCGCAAGGCGTTGGTGTCGCTGGGCAAGGGTTCCGGCAAGACCCCTCTCGGCGGATGGGTCGGTGACCTCGAACTCGCCGGCCCGAGCGTGTTCGACTCGTGGAAGCCGGACGGCACGCCGAAGGGCAAGCGCCGCAATTCACCCGACGTCCTGATCATGGCCTCGTCTTTCGACCAGGCCGACATGATTCTCGACGAGATCCGCACCACCTTCACCGAGGGGCCGTTGGCGCCGCACGCCACGGCGATGAAGGGCCTCGTCGAGTTGAAGGGTGGCCGGGGCAAAGCCCGACGGATCCCCGCAACGGTGCGCAAGGCGGACGGGTCGAAGGCGACCACGCTGCTCGTCGACGAGGCGCACGAGCTGATCACCGAGCGCATGACCAACGCGTATGACGTCGCCGCCGGTGGCACCGCGAAGCGCGCCGACTCACTGACCCTGCTGCTGTCCACGGCCGGCAACGACCTGCAGACGATGTTCGGCAAGGAGTTCTCCCGCGGGCAGCGCGGTGACTTCGACGACGACGAGCTGTTCGTCTACATGTGCGCCGACGACGGTCTCGATCCGACCAACGACGACGACATCGCGAAGGGCATCCTGCAGGCGAACCCGCTCGCCGCGGCCGGGGTGGCGAACGTGCGCCGGCTGGTCGCCGAGTTCAAGCGCATGCCCGTGTTCAGGGCGAAGCGCTACTTCTGGAATTGGTGGGTGGCCACCGACGAGTCGTGGCTGCCGGTCGACGCGTGGGACGCCTGCAAGGGCACGGTCACCCTAGACCCGAACCTGCCGACATTCGTCGGCGTTGACATGAGCTTGCGGCGGGACTCGTCCGCCGTGGTTACGGTCCAGCGGCGCCCGGACGGCAAGGTCCAGGTGTCGGCCCGGATCTGGTTCCCGGCCGGCAAGCTGATCGACCAGTCCGAGGTGGACGACTACCTGCGCACGCTCACGTCCACATGCGACGTGAAGTGGATCGCCGCCGACCCCGCGTTCTGGCCGTCGCTGCCGGAACTCGAGGAAGAGAAGTTGCCGATCGTCCGGTGGCCACAGCAGGGCCGCAACATGATCTCCGCCTGCACCCGCACCTATCGCCTCATCATGGACGGGATCCTCGTTCATGACGGGTCGCCCGACTTCTCGGATCAGGTTTCCTCAGCTGCCCCTCACTCGACCGACCGCGGTTGGGCACTGAAGAAGGGCCGCACCCATAAGCGCATCGACTCTGCGGTGGCGCTGGCCATGGCAATCGGGGCGATGGGCGAGCCCGTCGAGCCGGCCCCGCCGAAGCTGATGATCCTCCGAGGTCACCGCGCCACGCCCGACTAACGGACGGAAGTGTCCGATAGTCGAACGTACGCTGTACGGTAAGCGGGTGGCTCTCAGTTGGTGGCACGCCCTCACGAGCTGGCGCAGCGCACCCAGCGCACCCAGCGCGTCGGTGCGCGCGTCCGAGGAGCGCTGGTCGAGGCCGATCGGGTTCACGCTGAACGTCCCGGCCGAGATGGCCGACCTGACCTCGAGCGGCGGACTGCTGTCCAGGCGGGTCAGCCGCGACGAGGCGTTGAGTGTCCCCGCGGTGAAGCGGGGTCGTGACCTGATCTGCGGCACGCTCGGCACGTTGCGGCTCAAGAAGCACGACGCCAGCCGCCGCACTGTCGATTCCGAGTTGCTCGATCAGCCCGAGTCCGATGTGGCCCGGTCGGTGACGATGACCCGGATCTTCGAGGACATGCTGTTCGAGGGCTACGCGTGGTTGCGGATCACCGAGTTCGACAGCACCGGCTACCCGTCGAAGGTCGTGCGGTTGGAGCCGCGCACGGTGACCGTGCGCGAGAACGCTCGCGTGTACGTGTCGTCCGACGGCACCACCCAGGGGCAGGCGACAGAGTTCGTACCCGACGCTCAGCTGATCCGGATCGACAGTCCAAACGAGGCACTCCTCGTCGCCGGCGCGCGAGCCATCCGCACCGCGATGCTGCTCGACCGCACGGCGTCACGGTACGCATCGGATCCCCTGCCGCTGGGCTACTTCTCGCCGGCGGACGGCATGGCCGATCAGGACCCCGGCGATGTTCAGGACGTGCTCGACGAGTGGGAGACATCCCGGTCTGAGCGCACGTGGGGCTACGTCGGCGCGGCGCTCAAGGCGAACACGCTCCAGTGGTCACCGGAACAGCTGCAGTTGGGCTCCGCCCGCGACTACGCGGTGCTGGAGATCTCCCGACTGATCGGCGTGGATCCCGAGGAACTCGGCGTCTCGACCACATCCAGGACGTATGCGAACGCTGAGCAGCGTCGCCTCGACCTGATCGACTTCACCTGCGCGGCTTACGTCACCGCGATCGAGGACCGACTGTCCATGCCGGACGTCACCCCTCCCGGCTACTACGTCCGAGCCGAGTACGGCGCGTTCCTGCGCAGCGACACCAAGACCCGCATGGAGACCTACGAGCTGGGCCGCAAGGTCGGTGTCTACAACGACGAGCGGATCGCCGAACTCGAGGACATCCCCAACGCCAAGCCCGCCGGCGACCCAGCCACCGCGGGGGCGGACGTCAAGGCGCTGGTCGAGGCGACGCAGAAGATCTACCTCGCCGTCACGGCGGGGGTGCTGTCGGTCGACGAGGCACGGCGGATCCTCAACCGTCTCGGCGCCGGGCTCACGATCCCCGCACCGACCCTGACTCCCCCGCCGGCAGCGCCAGCCATCCCATCGCAGCCGGAGGAGACCGTGCAGAACACCTTGGTGCCCAACGGTGCCGTCAACTTCGCCGACTCCGAAGCGGCCGTGACGATCGGGTTCGTCACAGCCCCGGACGCCGCCGACTTCAAGGCCGACGCCGTCACGCGCACCGTGTCCGGCCAGGTTCTCCCGTGGAACGCGGTCGCTTACTCCCGCGGCTACAAGTGGATGTTCGCGCCCGGCTCGCTGCACTGGGCCGCCGAGTCCCGCGTGAAGCTCGACCGCGACCACGAGTACGGCTCTGAGCTGGGCCGTGCGGTCACCCTGACGAACGGCGCCGCTGGTTTGGGCGGCTCGTTCAAGGTGGCCCGCGGAAGCCAGGGCGACGACATCCTCGCGCTAGCCGAGGACGGCGTCTACGACGGGTTCTCCGTGTCGGTCACGTTCGACAGCGAGGCAGACGGCTGGACTGCCCATCCCGACGACAACTCCGTGCGCCTGGTCCACAGCGCCACCTTGCGCAAGGTCGCCATTACGGCGATGCCCGCTTTCGACGACGCCCGGGTGGCGTCGGTCGCAGCACGACGAGAGGACACACCCGCCATGACCGCACCGGCCGCACCGCAGCCGCTCGCCCCGACGCCGGCCGCACCGGCCGCGCCGGTCCCACCCGACTTCGCCGCCTTCACCGCTGGCCTCACGGAGGCGATGAAGACCGCGGTCACCGAGGCGTTCGCTCACCTCCCGCAGCCTCAGGGCGTCCCGGAGCGGCAGGTCGTTCCGGCCGGCCGGCTCCAGTCGGTGCGCGAGGCGCCCGTGTACCTGATGAACGGCAGCGGCCCGTCCCTGGTCCGCGACACGTGGAAGGCCCGCACCGAGGGCGACCACGAGGCCGCGGAGCGCCTGCGGAAGTTCGGCCTGCAGACGCAGGAGTCCGCGAAGGACGCGATGGTGCCCGGCACCACGGAGTTCGCGATCACCACCGGCAACGCTTCCCAGGTGATCGCGCCGGGCTACCGACCGGACATGTACGTGACGCAGCTGATGAAGGGCCGTCCGCTCATGGACAGCCTGTCGCGCGGCACGCTGGCCGACGCGACCCCGTTCAACATCCCCGCGTTCGTGTCCACGTCCGGCGCCACCGGCACGCACGTCGAGGGCACCAATCCGACCGGCGGCACGTTGACCCTCGGCGTGGTCACGGTGGTCCCCACCGCGATCTCCGGCCTGTTCGAGCTGACCCGCGAGATCGTCGACTCGGCGAACCCCGCGATCGACGCGATCGCCATGGCGGCGATGAACGAGTCGTACAGCCAGCAGACCGACGGCATCGTCTACTCGGAGCTCAACGGCTCGGGCGGTGTCGGCGGCACGATCACCTCCGGGTTCGTCCCGTCCGGCGCGCAGGCGTCGGTCACGTCCGGGCAGGGTGACGAGCTGCTCGACGGTGTTCGCGCGGCGACCGCGCTGTACCCGTTCCGCCGGTTCGGCCAGCTGGACCGGGCGCACATCTCCCAGGAGGCGACCAGTTCCTTCGCCGCGGCGAAGGACACCACCGGCCGACCGCTGCTGCCGTTCATCGGCGCGCAGAACTCCATCGGCACGAGCAACCCGAACGTCAAGGGCTACGACATCGACGGCCTGCCCTACCAGCCGACGTGGTCGATGACCGGCAACGCGGCCGGCGACGCCGACGTGATCGCCTTCAACGCAGCCGACGTGTGGGGTTGGGAGTCCGCGCTGCTGATGTTCCGGTTCGAGGAGCGGAACGGCCCGGCGAAGATCGACCTCGCGCTGTACGGCTACTTCGCGTGCAAGGTAATCCGGCCGGTTGGCCTGGTCGGCATCCGGCACACCGCGAGCTGATCCCATGGCACCGGCCCGTAAGCGCGGTAGCGGCGGTCGGACGTCGCAGCCCAACAAGACGTCCGACCGTCCTGCCGAGCTGACCGACACCGAGCGGGAGCAGGACCACAACGCGGAGCAGGCGCGCGCCGAGCTGGCCACTGGCGGCGCGGTCGACGAGAACCTGACCGAGCCGGCCAGCGCCCCGAAGGGCCGTGAGCCGGTACGCGAGTACCGGACGCCACCTCGGGAACCGATGCGGGCCGCCGGACACATCCTCACCGACCGCGGCTGGGAACTCGACACCACCAAGCAGGAGGGCTAGATCATGGCAGCGATCACCATCCAGGAGGTCACCGGCGCAGGCAACGCGGACGTGACATTCACAGCCGCCACCGGTGGTGGCGACACCGTCGCGTCGGCCACGAAGTCGTTCGGCGGCTGGGAGTCGTCCACTGTGGCGCTCATCGCGATCAACGGTGCCGGCGTGACGCAGACCGTGACCGTCGGTGGTGTGGCCGTGCCGGTACTGGCCGGCGACACCGCAGTGATCCCCGTACCCAACGAGGGCTTGAACGACGCCTCGGTGGCGGTGACCTACTCGGCGGTCGTGACGCTCACCGTCGCCGCGGTCCGCCTCGGCGCGTGAGGAGCTGACCATGTGGCCGCCACCTCTCGCCGATCTGAAGAGCGACATGAACGACATCGTGGACGACCGCAACGATGTGGCTCTTCAGCGGGTGCTCGACGCCTCGGTGTCGTTCGTCGAGGGCGTGCGGCCCCAGTTCAACTATGACGCGGATCCGCTGTCGGACCTCCCCGACCCGACAGCTGATCTCGCGCTCGGCACGCTGCGGCTGGCCGGGCGCTGGTACACCCGCCGCAAGTCCCCCGACGCGCTGGTCGCCATGGGCGAACTCGGTTCCGCACGTATCCCGTCGTTCGACCCGGACATCGATCGGTTGCTTCGCATTGGTCGCTGGGCAAAGGCGATTGTCGGATGAGCGCCACCGCGACCGAGGCCCTCGCCGCGCTCCGGGAGGCACTTGAACCACTCATCGGCGCAGGGATTCGACTGCACCCCTACGGCGTGCCGCCAGAGCCGCCTGCGTCAATCGTCGGGCCGCCGACGCTGACGTGGGAGACCTACTCGAGCGATCCCACCGAGGCGCGGTTCGTGGTGTACCTGGTGGCCGCGTTCGACGACCGTGCCGTGGACCGGCTCTTGGAGCTGTTGCCGCTCGTGTTCGCCGCCGTAGAAGGAGTGCCTGGCGCCACCGTGGACCAGGCACATCCGACCACCTTCACCGCGTCCGGTCCCGACCTGCCCGCCTACTCGCTTCCCGTCTCGTTCGTACTGTCCTGAAAGGACCTCGACCATGCCTGCTCACGGCACCAAGCTCAAGGTCATCACCTTGACCATCGACGGCGAGGACTACTCGTGTCAGCTGCGCGCGTTCACGTTGGACCCCGGCATCCCCGACGGCGACACGCTTTACACCTTCTGTCCGTCGGGGACGGTGGTGGATGAGGGTGAGCCCAACCCGACACTGCAGCTCACGTTTTTGAGCGATTGGCGGACCGGTGGTATCTCGCGGATCCTCACCGAGAACAGCGGTGACGAGGTCCCGTTCGTTCTCGACAATCACCCTGACATCCCCGCCGAGTGGGTGAGGTGGACCGGCACCGTGAAGCTCAAGGCCCCGCCTGTCGGCGGTGAGGCGCGCGCCATGGAGTTGAGCGAGATCACGCTGAAGTGCGTCGGCGAACCGGTGTTCGACGGCAGCCCCGCCTGATAGGAGGTCTGAACCATGGCACGTGCATCACTGACCACTCAGGCGCGCAACGAATTCCGGCTCGCGCCCACCCTCACGGCGGCGGTCGCCGACGGCGACATCGTGGACGTGGGCTCCCGCGTCTGGGTCCACAACGGATCTGGTGCGCCGATCACGGTCACCGCGCAGGTGGTCGCCGAGACCAGCGGCCTGGAGCTCGAGGATCTCGTCGAGACCGTGGCCGCCGGCGCCGATGTGCTCATCGGGCCGTTCAGTCGAACCCTGTTCGGCCAAGCCAGCGACGCGGCCATCGGGGCGAGCCGCGTGCTGATCGACTACAGCGCGGTCACCTCGGTGACCCGGGCGGCGGTGTCAACGTGATCGGGTTCCGCTTCACGCTGACCGACCAGGACGGCACCGAGCACGAGATCACCGCGGATAGCCGCGACGTGCTCGCGTGGGAGAAGACCAGCCGCAGCAACGAGACCATGCGCGACCTGCTCGCCGACATGTCGGTGTCGAAGTACTACCGGCTCGCGCACATCGCGGCACGCCGGCAGGACATCGGTGCGCCGAAAGACCGCGCCGAGTTCGAGTCGAGCTGGCTGGTCGACCTCAACTCCAAGGAGCCAGTCACCCCTACGAGCGGGGAAGCCTCCATCGAGACGTGATCACCCTCGCGGTGCTCACGGGGGTTTCCCCACTGGACTGGGCCGAGATGGGCGAACGCGCTATCGCGACCGGGCTGGACGTGCTGGAGGAAGTGAACAAGGCGCGAGCAGGCCGGCGATCCACAGAGGACGACGACTCGAAGGTCTACAGCGGATAGGGAGGTGCGGGCATGGCGAAACGAGCGCTCACCGTGAATGTCCGCATCGACGGTATCCGCGAGATCCTCAAGGCGTTCAACCGGATGCCGAAGGACGCGAAGAACGCGCTCCGCGACGCGTCGGCGACCATCGCCCGGAAGGTCGCAGACAAGGCACGCTCGGCCGGGCAGGGTCTCGACGCACAGTCCGCCGCGGTCGCCTCGACGGTGAAGGTCGCCCGCGACCGTGTCCCCGCGGTGCAGGCCGGTGGCGCCGCCAGGATCACCAAGAGCCGGGTGCCGGCGCATCGGCTGCTGTTCGGGTCCGAGTTCGGCGCGGACGGGAAGTTCGGCTGGTACGGGAAGCCGAAGTACGAGGGCAGTCCCGGCCGCCAGTTCTCGCCGCACCAGGGCCAGCAGGGCCGGTGGTTCTTCCCGTCGGTCGAGGCGGAGCAGGCCACCATCGCACGCGAGTGGGGCCAGGCCGTCGACGAGATCATCGACAAGTGGGGGCGGTGACCCATGGCCGGCGAACGCGTAATCAAGATCAAGGTTGATGGCCAGGACAACACCGGGGCCATGGTCCCCGGCCTGTCGCGGAAGTTGGACGGTCTCGACAGCGCCGCACGCCGGTCTGCCGGCGGCATGGGTGCGGCCACTGACGCGACGGACAAGCACGCTCGGTCGACACAGAAGACCACCTCGGCCAACGACGGACTGAGGAACAGCTTCAGCGCGGGCAGTATCGCCGCGCTGGGGTTCGGTGTCGCGATCGGCGCATGGCTCTCCTCAACCGCCGCAGTGCTGATCAACATGGAGCGGCTCAGCGCACAGACCACAGCCGCGATCAACTCGATGAACGCCTCATGGACCAACACTGACGCGGTAGTCGCCTACGCCGAGCAGATCGAGAAGATGTCCGGCATCGAGATGGAGTCAGTCCAGAGTGGACAGAACCTTCTCCTGACCTACGGCAACATTCGCAACGAGCTCGGCTCCGGCAACGACATCTTCAACCAGGCCACGTCACTGATGACGGACCTCTCCGTGGCCACGGGCAAGGACATGCCCGCTGCGGCGACCCTGCTGGGCAAGGCGTTGAACAACCCCATCGCGGGCCTCTCCGCCCTGCAGAAGGTCGGTGTGGCGTTCACCGACCAGCAGAAGGAACAGATCAAGACACTGGTCGAGTCCGGCAACGTGATGGGTGCGCAGAAGATCATCCTGGCGGAGCTGACCAAGGAGTTCGGTGGCAGTGCCAAGGCGTTCGGCGAGACCACAGCCGGACAGGTCGCGAAGCTGACCAACACTTTCGGTGACCTGTCCGAAGAGTTGCTCGCCGACGTGCTGCCCGCGATCAACGACGTGGTCGAGTTCCTGGCCGACGCGGCGCACTGGCTCCAGGACAATGCGGGGCTGGTTCAGACCCTCGCGGTCGTCCTCGGCGGTCTGGTCGCCACCTATCTTGCGGTGCACGCCGCGATCAAGCTGGTGAACGCTGCCACCTTGGCGTTCCATGCTGTGGCTTCGTTGGTCCAGGGCAGCACGGCCGGGCTCGGCGCCGGGTTCGCCAACCTGTCTCGCGGCGCGAAAGTCGCCTCTCTGTCGATGGGTGCTATTGGCCTGATCGCGACGCTGATCGGCACGGCGCTGAGCATCTTCGGCGGCCAGTCGGCGGCAGCGAGCGCCAAACAGGAGGCGCTCGCTGCCGCGTCCAAAGATGTCGCCAAGGTGTTGCAGGAGCAGAACAACGCGCTCAACGAGAAGACCCGCGCCGCTGCTGCTGCCGCACTGGAAGAGGGCGACCTGCTCGAGGTCACCGAGCGTCTCGGTCTGTCCACGAGTGACCTGACTGACGCCTACCTCGGTGACAACGACGCGCGGACCCGACTCAATCAGGCTATCCAGGGTCACATCGACGCGCTGAACAAGGAAGGCCAGGCCCGGCTTGATGCCGGGGATGTCGAAGGTGCGGCCCGCCTCGACCCGGAACTCAACGCCTACAAGAACCTCAAGACGAACATCGACAACGCGATCGGTGGTCGGCAGGGCGAGAGCGAGGCGATCGACCGCCAGCGCGAGGCCACCGAAGAGTCCACCGGCGCCACCGACAACTCAACCGAGGCGCTCCAGCGGAACATCGACGCGATCAACGAGCTGATCGACGCGCAACGCGAGGCGGCCGGGGTCGTGCTGAGTGAACGTGATGCCCAGCGCGAGTTCGTCGAGTCGATCGCGGCGGCCGATGAGGCCCGGCAGAAGAACGGCGTGACCCTGGACATCAACACTCAGGCCGGGCGTGACAACCAGGCCGCACTCGACGGCATCGTCACCAAGACCTTCGATGTCATCGACGCGATGAATCAGAACAACGCGTCCAGCGGCCAGCTTTCCGAGGCGATGACCAACGGGCGGGCCGCGTTCATCAATACAGCGATCGCGATGGGGCTCACCGAGCAGCAGGCCAAGGATCTGGCCGATCAGCTCGGCCTGATCCCCACCTCGGTGAAGACGCGCGCGGAGCTCGATGCCGCTGTAGCCCTGGACGCCGTCATCCGCTACAAGAACTACCTGGACAACTTGCCGGCCAGCGTCAACACGATCCTCAGCACCGGGATCACCGGGCAGGGCGGGCACATGTTCCGCGCCACGGGTGGCCCGGTGCATGCCGGTAAGTCCTATGTGGTCGGCGAACGGGGGCCGGAGGTTCTCGTCATGCCGAACTCGTCGGGCGGCACCATGGTCCCGAACCACCAACTGGGCGGCGGTAACACGACCGTGTACGTGACGATCGACGGTGAGCAGATCCAGGGCCGCATCGACCGGACGGTGCGGGAGAACGATCGACGCACCAAGCGTTCGGCTACCGCCGGCACCGGAAGACGGTGATGTCGTGAGCATCGCACTGGCTTACGACGCCACCCTCTCGCGTGTGCGGGTCACCGGCGTGATGCCCGGGTTCCTCGACACGTTCACCCGCACCGTCGCGAACGGTTGGGGCACCAGCGATTCCGGTGCGACGTGGACACTGAACGGCGGGGTGGCCGGCGACTACTCGGTCGGGTCCGGTGTCGGTGTCATGTCGCACAGCGCGGTGAACGTGACGCGGCGGATGACCGACGGGGCCAGTGAGGTCGACTCGGACCGGTCGGTGTCAGCGAAGACGTCGGCGCTAGCGGTCGGCGGGGACATCATCGCCGAGCTGGTCGCCCGCTATGTCGACGCGAACAACTACTACCGCGCCCGGCTCGCGTTCACGCCAGCCTCCGGGGTGGTGCTGTCGATCCGGAAGCGGGTCGCTGGCGTCGACACCGTGCTGACCACCGTCACGACTGGGCTCGCGCACATCGCGGCGAACCGGTACGCGCTGCGGTTCCGGCTCGTCGGCAACGTGCTGTCGGCGAAGATGTGGGCCGCGGCCGGCGCCGAGCCGACCGCATGGACGGCGTCCATCGTGGACAGCAGCATCTCGGCGGCCGGCCCGTCCGGAGCGCAGAGTGTGCTGTCCACGACGAACACCACCACGCTGCCGGTCACGGTGAACTTCGACAACCTGATCGGCCGCGGTGAAGGCTACGTCGAGCGGTCGGTCGACCAGATCAGGTGGACGGTCGTGCGTGGCGGCTCGGCGCTGGACGGGACGGTCGGCGCGGCGGTGCTCGTCGACGACTACGAGTTCACCCCGAACGTCCTGAACTACTACCGGGTGCGCCGATTCGCGGTGTCCTCAACGGATTCGATCACACCGGCCATGGACTCGGTGTGGATCAAGAACCTCGCCAGGCCGTTCCTGAACCGGGCGGTCACCGTCGTCGACTGGTCGGACATCACCTACGACTCCCGCAACGCGGTGTTCCCGATCGTCGGCCGTCGGCTGCCGATCGCCCTGTCCGATGTGCGGCTGGCCAAGCGGTACGAGCTGACGCTGCTGACCAACACGGTCGCCGACGCCGACGAGCTGGCGACGTGTTTCGCGTCCGGTGAGCCGGTGCTCGTGCACATCCCGGGCGAGACCTGTCCGGTGCCGGGCGGCTACGCGGTCGTCGGGGATCTGCAGGTGTCGCGGAACAACGCCCGGTCGCCGAAGCGGTTCCTGTCGCTGCCGCTGGTCGAGGTCGCCCCACCGGGACCGGACGTGATCGGCGCAACGATGACATGGCAGACCGTCATCAGCTCCTACGCCACGTGGGCTGACGTGATCGCCGCGAACGCGACGTGGCAAGACCTGCTCGACGGGATCGCTGATCCCGCCGATGTGGTGGTGTCATGAACGCGCCGAACCCCCTGGACATCCTGGCCGCCCGGATCCTGGTGGACCACGCTCGACGCGAGGGAGGGCACTGCCTCTGTGGGTGGGGTACCGAACCGGTGACCATCGGCACGAGTCACAGCTTCCATGTCGTCTCCCGGCTCCGCGAAGCGGGTCTGCTCGTGGAGGTGGCGCGATGAGGCCAGTCTCCGATGCGTTTCTCCGGATCCTGCGCGGCTCGCACGTGCCGATCTTCCGGGCCACCCTGTGCGAGGACTTCCAGACCGGTGTCAGCCCGGTCGGCTTGGACCTGCCCGTGCTCGGCGGCGACGTGCGGATCGACGCGTCGGCGGACGTGCGGTCGACGCTCGACCTCACGACCACACCGGAGTGGTGGTCCGACGACCCGGACGCGCCGCTCACCCCGTACGGCCCGGAGGCCTACGTCGAACGCGGTGTGCTCGGCGGTGGTGGCGCCCGTGAGTGGGTCGGGCTCGGCTACTTCCGGGTCGAGTCCACCGAGCAGGACGAGGTCCCCAACGGCGACGTGCGTGTGCCGGGCAAGGACCGCATGGCCGGCATCATCGAGGCCCGTCTCGAGGCACCCGTTCAGTTCCTTCCCGGCGCCAGCGTCGCCGACGTGTTCGGCCAACTGGTGCTCGAGGTGTACCCGGCCGCGGTCATCGAGTACGACTTCGACGCCGACGCGACCACCTTCCCCGGCAGCCACATCGCCGACGAGGACCGGTTCGAGTTCCTCGATGACATCGTCACCGCGCTCGGCAAGACCTGGTACTGGGACTACCGCGGCGTGCTCGTCGTCAAGGACGCCCCGAACCTCGCCGCACCGGTGTGGCAGGTGACGCACGGCGCTGACGGTGTGCTCGTCGAGATGAGCCGGGAGCGGACCCGGGACGGTGTCTACAACGCGGTCGTCGCCACCGGTGAGGCTACGGAGGGGGACCCGGTGCGCGCGGTCGCCCGCGACATGAACCCGTCCTCGCCGACGTACTGGCTGGGCCGGTTCGGGAAGGTGCCGAGGTTCTTCTCCTCGCCGCTGCTCACCACGCAACTCGGCACAGCGACGGCGGCGCAGAAGATCCTGACCCGCGCGATCGGGCTGCCCTACCGCATCGACTTCGCCGCGATCGCGAACCCCGCGCTCGAGGCGCTCGACCCGGTGTATGTCAGCTACGACGACGAGGGCCGCGCGCAGGTCCACGCATTGGAGAAGCTCACTATCCCGCTGTCGGTCAACCAGGCGATGACTGCATCCACGAAGGACAAGACCGACCTCACCATCGAGGTGACCGGATGATCGCCGACGACCTCGCGCCCCTGCTGGTCCCTGGCAGTGACTCGGGTCTTGGTCTGCACGTCGGGCAGATCCTCGCGTGGGACGACAACACCGGATCGAACCGGGTCTCCGTCAACGGGTCCGAGCTGGTGAACCTGCCGGTGCTGGCGTCCGCTGGGCTCACCGCGCTCGTGCCGGGAACCACCGTGCTGGTGCAGCGGTGGCGCACCAGCTTCGTGGTCCTCGGTCGGGTCGTCACGCAGGCATCCGGTCTCGCGTCCCCACAGTTCCCGGTCGTCATGTACCCGATGTTCCGGCCACTGGGCACAGCTGGAGCCACCGGCTACTGGACCGTCAACGCCGGCATTCTCGCCACCTGGGAAGGACGGGCCCGGATCTCCTACCCGGCCATCGTGTTCGACGGCGTGTGGGGCATCTCGTCCGGCTCTGGGTCGATCACCTACGAGGCACGTGCCGGCGGCACCGCGATCGGGTCGTGGACGGTGACCACCGGCGCCGCCCCGACCCGGCAGGGACCGTTCCGTGTGGACGACCGGATCGGCCAGGACTGGCTGAAGATCGAGATCGTCATCACTGCCAGCACGGGCACCGGCGAGCGCGCGTTTCAGGTTCTCGGCGCCTACTTCCAACAGATCAAGAGCTGAGGAGAACCCCCATGGCTGCCACACCCACCTACGGGTTCCCGTACCCGGGCACCGGCGACAGTCCGCACGGGCCGAACCAGATCCAGGCACTCGCCGTCGCGCTCGAGGCGAAGGTCACCGCAATGGACGCCGACCGGGTGCTGATCAAGGAGCTGATCAAGGGGTACGCGGCGCCGGCGCAGACCGCCAGCGGCTCGTTGACTACCGGCGTGGCGGTGACCCTGATGACGGTGGCCATCCCGGACCCGGGGTTCAGCTACTACATCCTCGCGGGCGGGTCGATCGGCTGGGCGATGACCAACGCCACGCAGCCCGGGTTCCTGTGCGAGGGCTCGATCACGATCGACTCCGCCACCTACAACACGAACAGGCTCGCGGGCGGGTTCTCACCGAGCCTGTCGGTGGGGGCCGGGTTCAACCAGCCCACCCTGATCGTCCCGAACAAGCGCTCCGACGCGTTCACGGCGTTCGTGGGCGCGCACACGGTCCGGCTCATCGTCCGCAACTCCGGAGCCTCGCAGGCGATGACCATCCCGGCGAGCGCGGTTGACACGTCACTGACCGTCCGCATCGTCCCGTCCTGAGGAGGTGGGTGAGTGAACGCCAGCGCGTGGTTGACGGTGGTCGGCATTGTCGTCGCGCTCGCCGTCCCGGTGATAGGCGGGATCATCCGCCGACTCCTCAGCCGGGTCGACATCGCCGAGGCCACCGTAGCCGCGCAGCGCATCACGATCGACACGCTGCAGCGGCAGAACGACCGCCTCGAGATCACCGCCCAGATCCAGGACAGATTCTTCGCGGCATTCCCCAGGGCCCCGGACCCCGGTCCATCAACGTCACAGTCCCAGCGGGGGACCACATGATCGGACGCGGCAGGAAGATCCGGGAACTCGAAGCACAGCTCGAGCAGGCTCGGCAGGAGCGGTACGCGGTGACCCAACAGGGTCGGGAGCGGGAGCCGATGCTGCGGCGACTGGAGCAGCGGCTCGCCGAAAACTCCTTCGCGGATCTGTTGGTGGCCGGCCTCAACGCAACACGACGGAGACGCACGTGACGACCTCGATCTCGGCGCAGGCCACATGGCTCGCGTGGCTGACCTATGTGGCGTTGGGTGCGGCAGCGTTGGCGTGCTGGTCTTTCGTCACGCTGTACACCGTCCACTACCGGTGGTGGCGTAACCAGTTCGGCCGCTACCTGGTGGCGTTCTCCGCGTCGCTCGGCGCGTTGATGACCCACATCTTCGTGTACTCGATCTGGCCCGATATCCCGTTCCGGGTGCAGGTGCGGACGGTGCTGTTCCTGACTCTGGTGTTCGTGATCGTGCACCAGTTGATGTTGTTCGTACGGGTGATTCGGGCCGACCGGACGAAACCTGAGCGGCATGCGATGAGGGGAGACGAATGATGCCCGTGTTCGGCTTGGATGAATCGACTGTTGAACGGTTCTGGTCCGGAGTGATACCAGAGCCCATGTCTGGCTGTTGGCTCTGGGAAGGGGCCGAGTACCGGAACGGCTATGGCGGATTCACTGTCAAGCGGCGTGGGCGGACGAAGAACTTTCTCGTTCACCGGCTGTCCTACCAGCTAGCCAATGACGTCACGCTGACGGACTCCAAGATTGTCGTTCGACACACGTGCGATACACGGCTGTGCGCCAACCCGGACCACCTGCTACCGGGCACGCAGTACGACAACATCCACGACGCCATCCGGCGAGGTCGGTTCCGAACGGGCAGCGCCAACGCCGCTAAGACCCACTGCCAACACGGGCACGAGTTCAGTCCTGAGAACACCAAGGTGTCCAAGCGTGGATACCGGACTTGTCGGACCTGTCATCGAGACAACATGCGCGCCAGGTATCGCGCGGCGAAGGCGGCATGAAATGGTCACATTCGGCCTTGATCTTTCGCACCATCAAGACCTCGGGCTCGACCTCGCGCGCGCCCGACGTGAGGGCATCGAGTTCGTGTTCCTCAAGGCCACCGAGGGCGCGACGTTCGTGGACTCTGAGTTCGCCGCGAACCTCGCCGAAGCCCGCGCTGCCGGCCAGTTGGTGGCGGCTTACCACTACGTGCGGTCGAACGCCGGCGCTTCCGCGCAGGTTGCCCACATTCAGAAGGTCATCCCAACGAGCGTGCCCGTCATCCCCGACGTCGAGGCCAACTCGGGCGCGATCGGCCTCACCCGAGACCTGGTCGACCGGTTGCGGGCGGCCGGGTACACGGTGCCGCTGCTGTACCTGCCCCGCTGGTACTGGACGCAGATCGGCTCACCGTCCCTCGCCGGCCTCCCCCCGTTGTGGTCCTCGCGATACCCGGACAACACCATCGGCACGATCTCCGACGAATGGGCCGACGTGCCGGCCACCTACTGGACCGGATATGGCGGCCTCGACGTCGCGGTCCTGCAGTTCACGAGTTCGGCGGCGATCGCCGGCCATCAACCCCTGGACGCGAACGCGTACCGGGGAACCCGTGCACAACTGGCCGCCCTACTCGGCGGTGGAGTGGAGGACGACATGACCCCGGAGCAGGACAACATGCTGCGCTCGGTCTACGCCGCAATGTTCATGCGGTGGGACCCGGCCGCGAAGACGCATGTGCTGACCAACCCGACGCAGGGCGACCAGTCGCTCATCAACCGGCTCGCCGAGCTCCAGGTGAACGCCCGCACCCTGGTCGGCCGACCGGCCGCCGACGTCGACGAACTCGCGCTCGCGGCCGCTCTCGCGCCGCTGCTGCCGGACATGGTCGGCGACCTCTCCGATGACGACCTCGCCCGGATCGCGACCGCGGTCGCCGACGAGCACGCCCGCCGCCAGGCGGCCTGAACCCCATCCCGAAGGGAACTGAACCATGACCATCTCCACCCGTTTCCCCCTGAAGTCGATCGCCGCCCAGGTGTCGAAGTGGACGGGGTTCCTCACCGCCGCCGCCACCGCCGCCGCCGGCTGGGGCATCCTCACCGCCGCGCAGGGCGACGCCGTCACCGGTCTGCTCGGTGCGGTTCCCGGCGTGCTCGCCTGGGTCGGGACGGCGCTCGCCGCGTTCGGTGTCGCGGGCCAGGGTGAGCCGTTGGTGACCCCGGTCGCTGACCCCCGCGACAACTCCAACAGGACGCTGTCCGCACACTCCCAGCCGGGCGACTTCGGCTCCGGGCTCGCTGGCGGCTGACCCTCGGCCGCTTCACCCTGGTCCACCCTTCACCGGGGTGGAGCTACGTCGGCCCCCACGTCTCTTGAGCCTTTCTCCCCGGCTCAGGAACGTGGGGGCCGATTTCGTCATGTCCGGGGCGGCCAGCTAGATGACGGCGTCGACGAGCGTCCACACCGCCCCGGTCATCCCGGCCAGCATCAGGACCGCCACCACCGCGCAGTTCCCGCCATGCATCCTGACCTCGCTGACCCCGTACCCGACTGAGCCACGTGCCGTGAAGCGTCCGCCATTGCACTCTGGGCACGGGTCACCAGCCCGGCTGTAGTCGTAGATGACGCCTTCGCCGTCGCATAGACCGCAGTCCTTGCGTGTCACTCGTCCTCCTGGTCGCTGATCACTTCCGCTATCACTCGCCCCACCTGGTGTCGCCGTGCCGCTCGGCGAGGAGGTCGCCGTGGATGAGCAGGCAGGTGATGCATCGGCCACGACGGAAGGGTGACTTCTCGGGCTTGAGTGCCTTCGCGCGCGGCAGGCTGTGCGAGCACAGCGCGACCAGGAAGTTGATTGCGTCGGGGTCGTCGAAGCCGTGTTCTTGGGAGTCGTAGGCCGACACCAGCCATGTGGGGTCGCTGCTCATGACGTGCCCTGGTGGAGCCTGGTGGGTACGCCAGGTCGGGGGACTGCCGTACCCACCAGGGTCTGTGAACTCCCAGCCTGGGAGAAGCTGGGAGCTGACTGGGAGGAGGGGGCCGGGGGAGGCGCGGCAGCCACCACGCCGCGCGCCTCGACCCCGGCCCGGGACCCAGGCGGCGGCTGGGGGACTCGCCCGCCTGGGGTTTGCTCGGAGCCGCCTGGCGTACGGCTCCGAAGCACGATCGCAGCGACGTTCCGGTAGAACTGCTCTTCGCTGTGCTGCACGTACCAGGCGACCAGCGTGAACAGCACCGCGACGGCGAGACTGAAAGAGATGAGGATCCCGGCGCCGTTCACGGGTGCCTCCGGTGCGCGACCACGACCACGACGCCAATAACCAGGAGCACCCCGGCCAGGAGCAGCCACGGCACCAGGTCGGCGGTCAC